GGGAGTGAGAGATGCCAGGGCCCCCACAGTCAGGCGCGTCAGGCGCGTCAGGTCAGTCAGGCCAGCCTGTCGATCAGAAGAAGAAGCCGGCCGATCAGAAGGCCGGCGCAAAGCAGCCAGGTGCTTCCGACCGGAACGCGCGCAGAGCCGAGAGCGCGGCCGGTAAGAAGAAGGGCGCGACGGGCGCGACGGGCGCGGATGGAGACTCGACCGCGAGCGGCTGGGGCGGCGACGCGGGCGCCATGACCAAAAAGGCGATGCCGATGCTCGTCACGGACAAGTACGCGACGACGACGATCCCCGAGCTGACCATGTGGGAGCCGGGCGAGATGAAGCTCGACGGCACCGTGGTCGCGATCGGCAAGCGGCGCACGGGCAAGTCCTTCGCCTTCCGGCACATCCTGCACTCGCTCAAGAAGGAGTTCTGCGCGGGCATCTGCATCTCGCAGACGGACGAGCTCAACAAGTATTGGCGCCAGTACATGCCGGCCAAGTACATCTTCAACCGCTTCAACCCGCAGATCCTCTTGGCGGTCTTCGAGCGGCAGAAGGCGATCCTCAACGACAAGCGCTACACGGAGGAGGAGCGCGAGAAGCGGGCGCGCTTCTTCATCATCTTGGACAACGTGATCTCCGACCCGAAGATCCGCTACGACCCGTCGATCGCCGAGCTCTTCGTCGCCGGCCGCCACTACAAGCTCTTCGTGATGATCACGACGCAGTACGCGAAGGCGATCACGCCGACGCTGCGCTCGAACGCCGACTACGTGCTCATCCTGAACGACAAGCAGGAAGCGCAGCGCTAGGCCCTCTGGCGCGACTTTGCCGACTTTATGACCAAGGAGGGCTTCTACACGCTCATGGACGCGTACACGGAGGACAACGAGATCTTGATCGTCGACACGAGCAACCCGACTGCGAAGCCCTGGGAGATCCTCCACTGGTTCAAGGCGGACGACCCCGGCGCGTTCAAGCTCGGCAACAAGGAGTACTGGCAGGGCGTCGTCAGCGCCAACCGCATCCCGAACGAGCACGACTCAATCATGGCCGCGGCGCAACTGAAGGACCCCTACGGCCAGCCAGTGCAGCAGATCTAAAGCGCAGATCTAAGCGTCAAAAAAATCTAGTGTAAGGCTATCTAAGCGCACGTGCGTGTCTCGGCTGTCCAGTGTCTCGATGAACGAGTCGGGTTCTTCTTCTTCTACGGACGCCGCCGCCTACGCGCTCGTGCACACGCTCTCGGGCCTCGGCGTCGGCCTGAGCATCCACGCGCTCGTGCCCGTGCCGGCGGCGGACGAGTCGGTCTCCGAGACGGTCTCCTACGTGGCCCTCCAGGCGCTGCTCAACGGCGTGGCCGTCTACGTCTCGACGCAGCTGCTCGACGGGCAAAACGACCCGACATCGGGCGTGCTCTTCCTCTGGGCGCTGATGTCCTCGCAGCCGGGCTTCACGGAGCGCCAGCTGCTCACTTCCGCCGTCGCAGACACGCCCTGGCCCGCAGCTGCGTCGCTCTTCCGCTCCACGGCAGCGCCTTCGTCGTCTGAGTAGCGAGCGTGCGCGCAGCGGTGCGCTTGTAGGTTTTGAGGATCGCCTTGTTGCAGTAGGAGTGCGTGTGCACCTTCTTCTTCCACGCGCCAGGCCCCTGCTCAGCGAACTCCCACGCGGCGGAGAGCGCCTGCGTGTCGAGGTCCAACCACATCCGCGGCGTCAGCTTGACCACGAGCTTGGGCGGCTCCTCGAGCGCGAAGAGCGCCCATTGCTGGTACTCGCAGATGCGCGTCCAGACGCGGTCGAGCTCGAGCCACTTGGCGCGCGTCTTCAGCTGCGGGAAGTAGCAGAGCGCGTCGTGGCGGCCGACCAGCTGCAGCAGCTTGAAGAGGATAAAATTGTAGTTGAGCAGGTTTTTGCGCCCGGCCTGTTTGAAGAGGCGGAAGGGCGCGGCGATCCCCTCGAAGACCGTGTCGAGCAGCTCCATCTCGGCGGGGCCGATCGCCGGCGGGATGTGCGCGGTCACGCGGTGCATGATCTGCAGCCAGTGATCTGAATCGTAGTGCTCAAGTGGTTTTGATGATGCAATTTCCACATCCAGAGTACCCTCCACGTTGCTCGTGTTCACAACCCATGTTGGTGATGATGTGTTGCAGCCAGTGATCTGAATCGTACCAACACCAGGCAACCCGGGTGGCCCCTGAGCACCAGTTGCACCAGCTGGCCCTTGAAGACCAGCTGGCCCTTGAAGACTAGCACCAGCTGGCCCCTGAGCACCAGCTGGCCCGACTGGCCCAACGTGCACGATGTTGAGCCCAGGCGGTCCAGGTGGCCCAGGCGGGCCTTCGAGGCCTACGATGCCGAACGTGGCGCCAGGCGGGCCTTCAGGTCCAACAGGTCCAGCACCGCCATCGATCGTCACCAAGTAGTTCGCGCCATCCGCTCCAGGTGCGCCAGATGCGCCGTCGAGGCCGACCACTGCGAATGCGAGGCCTGAGTCGCCAGGCGCGCCTGGCGCTCCGGGTTCGCCAGGCGCACCGTCGAGGCCCTCAGAGCCTGCGAGACCGACGATGCCGAACGCGAGCCCGCCGGCGCCGTCTGCCCCTGGTGCGCCTGGTGCCTCCGCGAAGCCCGTCTCGCCGCGCGCTCCAGGCGCTCCAGGTGCGCCAGACAGACCTTGCGCGCCAGACACGCCTTGCGCTCCAGACAGACCTTGCGCGCCAGACACACCTTGCGCGCCAGACACGCCTTGCAAGCCGACTATGCCGAACGCGAGGCCGTCTGCGAGGCCCGTGTGCGGGACGGCCTTGTCGGTCAGGCCGACGATGAACTGCGCCTTGTCGACGTCCGGCGGCCCAAACTTGGTCCCAAAGTTGCCGTCGCCGTGCAGGTACGCGCTCGAGACGGTGCGCGTCGATGCGCTCTCGCCCGCTGGCGCGCCGCTCGGCGCGGCCGCGAGCGGCAGCAGCGGCGGCTCGGCCGTGACGATGTCTGGCGGCGGCTTTGTCGACTACGGCGACGTGCGCTGCACCTTTGGCGCGCACGGCAGCTCGGCGGGCGTCGTGATCTCGCTGTCGTCGGTGCGCTGCCCGGTGCCCGATATCTCGCCGACGCTTGGCCCGCTCGTCTCGCTCAACGTCGGCCTCAGCCTCGACGGCCAGAGCAACGCAAGCACGACCGCGCCCTTCTCGCTCTACGCGGCCGCGCTCGAGGCGACGACGCCGCTCCTCGCGCCACTCGGCCAGGCGCTGGCGCTCACGCTCAGCGGGCAGGGCTTTGTTGCGCTGGCGGGCGCTGGCGCGGTGTGCGCGCTCGCGCGCCCGAACGCCGCGAGCGGCGCGCACGAGCTCGAGGCGGTCGCTACGGTCGAGAGCGCGACGCGCGCGACGTGCGCGTTTGCGAGCACGAACGCGCTCGCGGCCGCCGGCGCCTACGAGGTGCGGCTCTCGCTCAACAGCGGCGTGGACAACGTGCAGAGCGCGACGAGCACGCAGCCGACGGTCGAGCTCTTCGACATTGCAAACGTCCGCGTCGACGCGCTCAGCCCGCCCGGTGGGCCCACCGGCAGCGGGACGACGATCACGCTGACAGGCGTCGGCTTCCGCGCGGCGAGCGGCCTCTGCTGCGTGCTCGACGGCGCGGCGGCGTGCGGCGCGGCGGCGACGCTGCTCGCGTCCTCTGGCGGCTTCACGCGCGCCTCGTGCGTGATCCCGCCGCGCGCCGCCGCCGGGCTCGTCTTCGTCGAGCTCTCGCTCGGCGGCGGCGCGGCCGGCACGACGACGAGCAGCGGCCGCGTGTTCGCCGCCTTCGCGCCGCCCTCGCGACGCGGGCGATTTGCGCTGCATTGAAAGTACCTGTCATGCTGGCAGCAGCAGGACTTGGACTCCGTCGCTACAGTCCTGCCGCTGCAGTGAGCACTATGCTGCACACACACACACACAAACACACACACACACAAAACGCTAGTTTTTATGATGAGCCGTCTTGATTGCAGATCGAATTGAGGAGTACGACCGCATCGGCAACACCGACAGAAGTCCCCGTCGTCAGACCAAACGGGCAGCTCGACAACTTCAGGAGCGTAAAGTTGAGCTCGCTTCCGAGCGCCGTCGCCGCACCGCACCGCCATGGGGTCTCCTGCTTCAAGTCGGCGAGTCGGCCTCGCGCCGCGCCCGGTCGGAGGTAGTGGTGCGTGTCCATCGCGTCGTGGAACCGTGGCAGCGTGACCGCGAGCGTATCCAGCTCCCAGATGCGCGCGGCGCTGTCCTTGGCAGCGCTGAGATCGCGTTGCAGCCAGTCGAGGTACGCCGCCTGCCTGGCTGCAACCCATTCGATCTTCGCGTTTGACCGCCGTTCATTTGCGTGCCCCTTGTCAAAGCGGATGGCGTGGGGCGACAGCGTCCGCCAGACCATCAACGGTGGCTTGTCACGTTGATCAGCTTCCCACCGACGCACCGCGTTGCGCAGCTCGATGCGCACGCCTGCGACAAAAAAAGCCCAGTCCAGCGCGTGGCTGTCTGCCGGCACATACGCGAGATCCCACGCGCCATAATTGAAGACAAAGTGCGTGGTGTTG